GATTCGCTAGCTCAGCAGGTAGAGCACAACACTTTTAATGTTGGGGTCCTGGGTTCGAGCCCCAGGCGGATCACCAAAGAGAGGTCTTCAGAGGTGAAGACCTTTTCTTTTTAATTCGTACAATGCTGCTGGCATTCAATTAGTTACATCTTCTTTTGAGGCAGCATACAAGGTGGTGACACCATTAAAAAAAACGAGAAAAAGCGACACACTTGGACGTAAAAAGCCCCTTTTGGACGGGTTTTGTGTTACCATAGCTGTGTTACCAATCTCACAAATGTGTTACCATTATGAGTAAGTACGTCAGATTATTCTTCAACAGGAAGAAGAAAGCCACGGAAACAGTGGTAGGAGCTATCGAAATCGTAGTTTGTCTCCGGCGTGAACGCTGCTATTTTCATTCAGGACATAATGTCACCCTCAGCCAATGGGAGAATGGGATGGTGGTAAATCATCCGCGTGCCGTTGTCATCAACGAGGAAATCCAAAAGAAAGTGACCGAGTTCGAGCATATCCTTATCGCCATGCAGGTAAATAAGGATGACATGACTATCGCCCAGTTCAAGACCTACTTGAGTGCGGACGGTGGCAACCGCCGTAACTTTATGGCGTGGCTTAGGGAGCGTATTAACAACCGCCCGCTCCGTGATGGTACTCGGAAAGGGCATTTGACCACCTACAAAGCACTTGAACGCTTCGGAAAGTTCAAGACTTTTGATGATGTAACCATGCAACATATCTATCAGTTTGATCTTTTCATCAGGGAAGAACAGACCTATACCACCAAAGGCAAACCAATCGTCAGAAGTCAGGCAGCCATCCACAACTACCACAAGCGTTTCAAGTCGTATGTGTCCGAAGCTTTCCGTCTTGGGCTTATCAAAGAAAACCCCTACGAGCGTTTTCAAGACAAGCGTGGTGAGAAAAGCGACCGCCCTCATCTCACAGAAACACAACTGAAAAAGTTAATCCGTATGCGGGAGGAAAGCACAGATGCAGTAATGAACAGGTATCTTGACTTTTTCCTTTTCCAGACGTTCACAGGCATGGCATACAGCGATGCTAAATCGTTTGATTACGACCAGCATGTCGTTTCTATTGACGGCAAAGACTACATTGATGGGCATCGCATAAAGACAGGGAATGAATTTGTTACGCCCATTCTACCCATCACGCGGAAGATATTGGAACGAAACAACTACAAGATGGAGATAACCTCCAATCAGAAGTACAACCAATTTCTTAAAGGCATAGGCTTGGCTCTCAGTTGTTCTTTTCCTTTAACCACACATATAGCCCGTCATACATTCGCCTGTACGGTGGCTCTTGGGCAAGGCATTTCCAAAGAAGTTCTACAAATTATGATGGGGCACACTTCCATAAGGACGACTGAAATTTATGCAAAGCTGCCCATGCAATATGTTTCGCAGAACATTGGGGATAAGATGTTCAGGGCATGGAAATAAAGATGACCATTCCACATAAAAGTCTAAAGTGCTGATATTGATAGGGGGTCGTTGAAATGACGCCCCCCCCTTCTTGTAATTCTCCATTCGCATTTTAATAGATGATTCTTATTTTCTAATAGGGGGTGACCAAAATGGACACCCCCCTTGGATATCAATCACTTTGATTGAATCTGGGATAACAAAGATTTTGAGGAATTATTGGCTGACTATAAAAACAAGTGAATTGTGAATATGAGGTGAAATGAGTAGTAAAATCCCACTGTGTGATAAAATAAGGCTTAAATAGTTGATTTTTCCCAGAATAAAATGGTTTATCTTAGAATTTTACTACCTTTGTATTTGGCTGGAGGCGACTCTTGCCAGACATACGATAAATCAAAGAAGCGTTATGCTTGTCTTGTGATTGGAAACGTAGGAAATTTTCAATTGTGCACAAGAGATGGCATAGTGGTTCTCACGCTATAGCGTGGACTGCTATTTCCATATCCGTGCACAGGTTTTTCCTACGACCTCCAATCAGACGTGGCATCGCAGTTCCACGCTTTGGTGTAAAATAATATGAGGTCTTCGGGGACTGGGAGACAATGTTTTGATTATGACAGAAATAGAGTCACCAGTTAACAAATACATAGATGTTTACATCAACAACTATGTAAGGAAATTTCGCAACTTCATCACAAGCAATTACATAGTTAATATAGGTGGTGTTGCAGGTTTTATTGCTGCAGACGACCATGATTTGTCCTTTCTTCTTCGCAAATTGCAAACGTATGGTTTTGAAGTGACAATATCCAACGGGCAAGATACCATAGATGAAATACAAGTAGAATATACTATTAGAGGGAACGCAAATGATGAATTTTTTGGATACAAGATAGAAAACTTTGTATCGACAATATATTTGTCAAGTAAAACGGGAATTTCCATTGTCGGAATACTGGTTATGCAAATCATTTCACAGATTATGTGCAAGTCCAAGATTGTGTATAAGGCTGTCATTCTTGACCTTGACGATACGATATGGAAAGGGACTCTTGCAGAAGATGGTATCGATGCAATCAAACAAAATCTCCTTTCAAATGATGCAATTCCGTTTATTGGGTTTATGCGTTTCATACAAGCCTTAGCGAAAGAGCTTGGGTTGTACATTGCAATATGCTCACGCAATGACAATGAAAAAGTTCTGTCTGCCATTGATAGGCTTGATGAGAATGAATTTCCTCTTAAAGGTCAAATAGACTGTATTGTCGCCAATTATAACGATAAGAGCAAAAACATAAAAGCCATAGCACAAAAGTTATCAATATTAACAAGTGCTTGCGTTTTTATCGATGATAACAAAATAGTTCGTGACGAGGTAAGACAAAACTTGCCAGAGGTGTTTGTTCCTGATTGGGATAATCATGATGAACTTCTAACTTTACTTTTAACTTGTGGTGTCTTTGATAGATTTGAGCTTTCGTTGAAGTCAAGAAATCGTAAACGATTATATGCGGTCTTACAGCAAGAACGTGAGAAAAGTTATCTTCCGCAGTTACTTGTCAAGGTTAGTGATGACATAAACCATGTGGAAGCCATGCGCCTTTATGCAAAGTCCAATCAATTCAAGTTTTCAGAAAAAAAGCATTACGAAAAATGCAGGTCTCTAATTTTTGAGATATATAGAAGTAACGGTGAAAACTTGGGAGTTTGTTCTGCGGTAACTTATGCGGAGAACAAACAGAATATCCATGTACTAAACTGGGCTATCAGCTGTAGGTATTTTGAAATTGGACTTGAAGAATACATCTTGATGTACATTTTTGCTTTAGCAAATAATCGTACTATAACATTAGCTTTCGATGATACTGGGTTTAATGGAAAAGCCATTGAGTTGATAGACAAGTATAAAGATATTTTTATAGAGAATGATAAAGATGGAAATATATGTTTTGTTCCAAACAGGCAGTCGATAAACGACATGCAACTTAATACCAATCTAAAAGAATATTGCAATGGATAAAAAATACATTTATACAGTTGGTTACACCTTATTTCAAAAAGGTAATATCATAGATGTCAACCATTTGTTTGATACATTAAGAGAACATGGTGTAAATTTTTTGATAGATGTGCGTTCTGTTCCTTTTTCCAAGCAATATCCACAATGCAATGCAGATAACATGAAGATTGCAGGAAAGGAATTGGGCATACCATACATGAATATGCCGGAAATTGGTGCCAAAGCCAGTAGTCAGCAAGAGGTATTTTCTAAGGCAGCGGACATCTTCTTCGAGCAAGAGGTTTTCCCCATAGCAAAAAGTTATCGTCCAGAGAAAACAGAATTGCTTGGTTCGGATGAGATTGTAGATTTTCGTAAATTTAGGCATGATGAGCATTTTGTAAGCGGATTAAAACGCATTGAAGATGCGTATGACAAAAATTACACCTTGTGCTTGATGTGCAGCGAAAAGAAACCGATGGATTGCCATAGATATTTTTTGGTGAGCAAAGCACTTGAACAAAGATACGGTGACTGGCTTGAAGTGAGGCATATCGTCGAAAAGCCTGATGGTGGAATCTACTTTATATCAAACTCGGATTTGGATAAGCAACTTGAAATATTCGTTTGCGAAAAGAAAAAAGTTCTGAACATGATGTTCAAGGAAGAAATCCTTGATAATTATTTCGGAAATACCGAGCAAGAAAAGCTCTATGACTTCTGCGATAGATATTGGAATTTATTACATGGATGGAAAAGGTTTAACTACAATAATACCGAGAACTATGATTAACTTATTCAACATTGGCTTTACAAAAAAAACTGCAAAAGAGTTTTTTGGAATCATCAAGGCAAACAAGATTGATTGCCTTGTGGATGTACGACTTAATCCTAATGGGCAATTATCACGCTTTGCATTTGAGCAAGATTTACCGTATTTCCTTTCAGAATTGGCAAATGGCTGTAAATATAAACACCGTGTGGACTTGGCACCGACTAAGGAATTACTGAAAGAGGTTAGAGATAAGTCTTGTCCTATGAGTAAGGATTACAAATTATTTGAGGTGGCATATAGGAAACAGCTTGAATACAAATCCAATATTTCCAACTTTGTTGAAGAATTTGGAAAGTATGAAAATGTTGTGCTGCTATGCTCTGAGCCGACAAACGAAAAGTGTCACAGAAGAGTTCTTAGCGAGATGCTTCTCAATAAATTTAGAAACGATATTAAATTCGGAGGAAACCTATAATGAAAAAGCGAGTTTTTCTTCTTGCTGTCAGTTGCAAGAACGGAGGATTATGCCCTGGTGGCATTGATTTAGATAATCCTAAAGAGTGGATTCGTATTGTACGTGATGACGGTCAAGCTGGTGCAGTACAAGGGCATGAGATTGATTTTGCCCAACCGCTTGATGTGATAGAGTTTGACGGTCGTTCGATGCCACAGGGTAAACAAAAAGAGAACTGGGTGATTGACAATCATTCTTGTAGAAAGATTGGTACAGAGTCAATGAAGAGAGTTGTGCAAGCTTTCAGGGAATATGGCTATCATGGCTTTTGGAATAACGGTTATTCGTATTTGAGAGAGGATGAACTGGAAAATGTAACTCAACCATCTGAATCTATATTATTGGTTTCAGATGTCAGACTTTATAAAAATGATTATGGCAAGGCTAAGATTGATTTCACATGGAGTGGGTTGCGTTATCCAATGAGAGGGGTGTCTTTGACTGACCAAGATTTTTACGATATATTGGATAATGAAGAAGTCTGTTATAAGTATGCCATTATTGTCATATCTATTCCCAAGAATGCCGACTGGACACATCCTGAAACAGGTGAAAGAAGGGCATATAAATTTGTCAGCAAGGTGTTTGGAAGCAATAAATAATTTGAAACTTTACTAAGTACCCATTTTTTGAAGTGGAAGAAGCAAACTCACATCTATTCAGATATTGTACGTTTGGTGGTGTACTTTTAAGGTACATCATCTCATTTACATTCTGATATTATTTTGTATAGAATTGATTTTCCAGTCATATTTTCCATCTGCCACATCGCCAACCTCTTTAAGTGTATGGCGATGTTTTATTCCATCAACTGGCTGTCGTCTCTCCGCATAGTCACAAAGCCATGCGCCGACCATATTCTGCTGTTCGGTCGTTTCTCCGTACTCCTGCATCACGCTCTTGATGTCGGCGGCTTCGGACGGGGCGAAGAACGACTTGTGCTGCTCCGTGCCGAAATGGATAATCGCATCAATGGCTCGCCTAAATACCTCGCTTGCCTTGTAAAGCATATCGGCAAGCACGTTCAGAATATGCCTACTCGCTTTGAGCGTACTTTGCAACAGGCGGATGGTCTTGTCTTTCTCCGCCGTGGCCTGATTTACCGCTTGGCTGATGCGCTGCCGCTCGCCGTCCTTTTGTTCCTGAAGCTGCCGCAGTGCCTTGTCCCTTTCCATGCCAAGAGAGCGGCTTTGCACCAAAGCCTTGTCACGCTCCGCTTCGGCTTTCTGCTTTTCTGCGACCAATGCCTTTGTCCGTTTTTCCGCCTTTTCCTTTACGGCTTCGGCAAAGGCTTTCTTCATGCGCTCGTTCTCGGCTTTCAATTTGGCATTTTCCTTTTCGACCGCTGCGGACTTGCCGACCCCGACAAGGCTGCCGAAGCTGTCCAGTATGCTGTCCACTTTTGCCTTTCGCTCGTCTTTTAACTGTTTCTCCTTTTCGGCAATCTCGCTGTCGAGGGAATGGCGGTACTGCTCTTTCGCCTTGTTCTCGCCCTCCACGAATAAAAGTTCCGCTTCGGCTTCCTCCTTGGCGGCGATGGCTGCTTGCCTTGCGGCTTTCGCCTGTTCCGCTTCCTGTTTCTGCTTGGCGATGATGAAGTCCGTGCGCTCCAGATGTTTCTTGCCCGTCACCTCCTTTGAGGTGCCCCTTTCCATATCAAGACACTCAGCCAAAACCGTCTGCATCTCACTCATGGCTTTCTCGTCCAGTTTGCAGGACTTTCCCGTATCGTGGTTCATCCAGTCCCATACGATGTGAGCATGGAAGTTGGGCTTCCATGTGGCATTGTCGCCGGGTATTCCGTAATGTCCCTCGTCACGGTGGATGAACACTTGCAGGGCTGTGATTCCCCAACTCTGCTTACACACCTCGCAGAAGTGCCGCAGCTGTTCCATCGTGGTGTCGTCCTTGATGACGACCACGCCCTCCTTGAGCGGAGTGCTGCCACGGACGATGGTCACCTTGCCCGTCTTCTTGTTCACCCTTTCCCGGTCTTTGGTCTGCATCGCCCGTCCTGTCTTTTCCTTGACCATAGTGGCTATCTGATTGTAGCGGTCGGTGAGCGTGGCTTCACCGAAATCAGGTGATACCCATGCCTCGTTTCCTGCCATGAGGTCGGTACGGATGTAGAACTTCTCCTTGCGGATATTGGCGAGGTATTCCGCTGTCCGCTTGTTATGCGCTTCGCTGCTGCCGATGTTGCACGGCTTGATGTTGATGGATGTCTTCTGTGCCATAGGCTTGTCTGTATTTGGGTTTCACTTCGGGTTATTAGGGCGGAGCCTTAATCGGAGGGTGCAGGGAGAGGGTCACTTCCTGCTCCGGGTTCTTAGGGGTGGAAGCCACTAAGCGGAGTTTCCAAAGAGAGGGTCACTCTTTGGTTGGGTTGCACAGGGCTGAAAGCCCTTGCCGGGTTCTTAGGGCAGAGCCATAAGCCCCTCGGGAGAGCCCACAACTTCGGAGCGTAGCGGAGAAGTTATAGTGGGCTATATCTGGGCAAGCCCAGCATTTATCCATGCCGTAAGTCCTCTCCTGCAAAAACCACTAACCGTGTTGTCGCTTTCAGTCGGGAAAGGGTACGCTCCCCATATTTCTCTGCAAGCTGTTCCTTCGTGCAGTTGGTGTTCGTGATTAGGAATTTGCCCTTCCTTTCGCAATCGTCCACGAAATCAGGGAACACATTGAAGTGGTTGCCGTATTCCTGATAGGGTTCTTCACGCCCTATGTCATCAATCACAAGCAGATGGCTACGCATCACTTCGGTGTAATGTCGGTTCATTTCGCGTGCCAGACAGATGGAGAATACTTTGTGAAAATAGTGCTGTATAATGCAGGGAAGTATTTGCAAACAAATGGTGGTCTTTCCTCTGCCACAGTTGCCCATACAGAACAGTCCAAGCCCTTTGTTGTCAGTCAACCAATCTACGACCTTATCGTATTCGGGCTGCCACATGTAGTTACAGCCCAAGAAATGCCGCAATCCTGCATCCAATACCTCTTTGGCATTGGGCAAACGGATATGCAGCCGTTGCGGTTGCAGGCACACTTTTCGCTCGGCAAAGAAATTTACTGCCGCTCTGAAATCTATTCTGTTGTCTGAATTAATATCTACCATTCTGATGTGTTTTTGAATTTGTCCGGATTGTCGTCAGTCAGTTTTACGCCGACTTGCCAAGCAGGATGAGCCTTCTGCCTGTAGTCTCTGTTATTCCCTTTTTTCATCAACCAGTTTACAAAATGCTGCTGCGCATCGGCTGGCGATTTAGACTGGATGCCGCATGTCCGGAGATAAAGAAAGAACTCTCCAAGCATTTCCTGTATCTTCATGTCGTCCACTTCTATTCCATGCTGGTTCGCATATTCCTTCACGTTGCCCAACCATTTGTTGTCAGCGTACAAAAGAGCCTGCAAGTCGTTTAAATGGAGCGGTTTCTCTTTAGGAATAATAGATTTATTTATTTTGTCTATACTGTTTATAATGGTTCCGGCTGCCGTTCCATCCAGTGTTCCATTTGCTGTCATATTTCGCTGTACCGTTTTGTTGGTGTCCACCTTTATTAAAAGAGTGTAGCCGGGAATAGAGGAATTGTTTTTTCCCTCTTCGTAAGCGATAAGTCCACGGTCTTGCAGTTTCTTCCTCAACCGGCAGAGTGTCTGGCGGCTTATGCCGAGATTGTTGGTAATTCGTTGCGTGCTGCATCCGAAAGAGGCTTGCCAATATCGGCGTTTGCATTCTGCCAAAAGAAAGAAATACAGTTGCGTTTCCCTTGCTGAGAACGTCTGCATTTCATTCTCTCTCCAGAATTGCCCCATATAGTCAAAAGAACGTATGCCCATCTTATTTTCGGTCAAGTAATGCTGCATCCACTTCAAGTTTGCTGAAATAAAGATGCTTGGCATTGAGATGATAGGGTAACTGTTTGCGTTGGCAGCGTTTGCGGACGGCTCCGACAGACAAGCCGAGATATTCTGCCACCTGTTTTACGTTCATCACGATATCGGCGTGTCTTTCCATCCGATGAACCACATCGTTCACGACCTTAATATAATGTTCTTGTTTCATAATTCTGTAATTTTAGTGAGACAATTTGCTTCCGATTGCGGTACCTTTCAGCCGGGCAGCGACACAAAGGTACATGGTAAGTCTGCTAAAAAACAAAATTCACAACACTTTACTGCCGGATTTTATAGCTATTTATAAATCGAGTATGATTTCATACTATAAATCATACTTAAAATCTAATTATCAGTCCATTAATGTAACAAATAGACATCCCCAAATATGGCTTAGTAAGGCTGCGGAACATGAAAATTGTTGTCGCAAAAGAAACAAAAGCAAGATTTAGCCCCATGAAAAGAACCGCAAATCAAAAGAAAAAATGTATCTTTGCAATCAGGATGGACTAAGAGAGTCCACTGTGAGTGATCATAAACCGTGTTACCGCATTGTGTTACTCGCTCAAATCGAACATCGTTATTGAATGTCGGAAGACTCTGATACAGAACAAGATATCGCTTGATATTTGGTAATAAAAAGAGCTATTTTCAGATACCAGGCGGATCACTCAAACAAAAAGCAAAACAATGAAAACCGCTGATAATCAATCATTATCAGCGGTTTTTCTTTTTATCCATACCGCAAATTGAAGCAGAATACCGCATCTTACTGGAGGTGAAATAGGTGGACTTAATTTCCACATAAAAACAAGTCCACCTGATTGGATTATATTTCACTGATTCTCTGCGTTTTGCATAAAACAAACTCTTTTCAAAACATGTATTTTTACACCATCAAAAAAAGAAGAGTATGGCAATGCAAAGAAACTATTTTACGGTATTGTTTTTCCTGAAGAAATCAAAGCTGCTAAAAAATGGAGAAGCACCAATCTGTATGCGTATCACAATAAACGGAAAACGTGCAGAGGTACAAATCAAGCGAAGTATAGATGTTACAAAATGGAATACGCAAAAAGAATGCGCGATTGGCAGGGAAAAGAAGTATCAAGAAATAAACCACTATCTTGATACGATAAGAACTAAAATCCTTCAAATTCACCGTGAACTTGAGCAGGACGGTAAACCTATTACAGCAGATATTATAAAAAATATCTATTATGGAGAACACTCTACTCCCAAAATGCTGCTTGAAGTATTCCAGGAACACAATTCGGAATATCGGGAATTAATGAATAAGGAATATGCCGAAGGTACTGTACTTCGATACGAACGTACAGCAAGATATTTGAAGGAGTTTATCAGTGAACAGTATAAACTGGCTGATATTCCATTAAAATCAATCAACTATGAATTTATAACCAAATTCGAACATTTCATTAAAATACAGAAAAATTGTGCGCAAAATGCAACAGTGAAATATCTGAAGAATTTAAAGAAAATCATCAAAACTGCATTGATAAAGAAGTGGATAACTGATGATCCGTTTGCAGAAATACACTTCAAACAGACCAAGTGTAACCGTGAATTCTTAAACGAAATGGAACTTCGCAAAATCATCAATAAAGATTTTGATATTCAACGATTACAAACCGTAAGGGACATATTCATCTTCTGTTGCTTTACCGGTTTGGCTTTCACAGACGTAAAGAATCTGAAAAAGGAACACCTTGTACAGGCTGATAATGGTGAATGGTGGATAAGAAAAGCAAGGGAAAAGACCGATAATATGTGCGACATTCCATTGTTGGATATACCAAGACTTATTTTAGAGAAATATCAATCAAATCCAATCTGCAATGAAAAAGGATTATTACTTCCTGTTCCCAGCAACCAACGAATGAACAGTTATTTGAAAGAAATAGCTGATGTATGTGGTATTCAGAAGAATCTTTCCACACATATTGCAAGACATACATTTGCATCACTGGCTATTGCAAATAAGGTTTCCTTGGAATCCATTGCCAAAATGTTAGGACATACGGACATTCGTACAACTCGTATTTATGCCAAAATAATGAATTCTACCATTGCCAATGAAATGAAAGTACTGCAAAACAAGTTCGCAATATAATTTTCAACCATTATTTCATTTCTTACAGCAAATATCGCCCTTTGCCACTGACTGTGCAAGGCGGCCCTGTCGGGCTGGTTGGCTGGAAAAAAATCATCCTCGCTTCGCTCCGGTATTTTTTTCCGCCAAGCCTTGCACCGGTCATTGGCAAAGAACAGCCGGGCCAGTAAGAAATTGAAATACTGGCTCCACGGAGCCGGTCATGTCTAATTTAAATAAAAGAATATGACTGAAGAAGTTGGAAAGAAGGTATGTGAAGGTACAGTAGCAGACCTCATGAAGGACAAGACCGGAAAACAGACGGTTATCACGTTGACAAGAAAGAATGCTTACCGAGTGAAGAAAATCAGAGAACAAGGGACGGATGACGAAGCCGTCCTTTTTCATTTCCGTAAACGCTGTACGGGAATGGGCTCCTACGTACACACCATCGAAACGGCAGACGGGGAAACAGAACTGCATCCAAATGAATTTGAAAAATGGGAAGCTGTGGAATTCCTGTATCCCGGCTATCTGGAAGACCTGCTTGATGCTGCATACAACGCATACAGATGGAGTTCCTTCGAACCTGAAGCAAGGGCGGAAACAGACATCATGCAATATGAAAAACAACTTGTAGAGGATCTGAAACTGATTCCGGAAGAAAAGCAGAACGAGTATGTCAGTGCATACCATAGCAAGTTCTCTGCCTTGCTGGGCAGTCTCTCACGATGTGCCAGTCCGATGGTGACAGGGCCTGCCAAATTCAACTGTCAGCGCAACAACAAGGCCTTGGACGCATACCAGAACAGATTTGATGAATTTCATGACTGGCGTAACCGCTTCAAGGCTGCCATGGAAAGGATGAAAGAGGCTGCCAAACCGGAAGAACAGAAGCAGGAAGAGGCATGGAACCGTCTGAAGCGTGACATTGCAAGCAGCGCACAGACCATTCATGATATTGATACCGGTAAAGCAAGAGGATACAGCCGTGCCTTGTTTGTCAGCAGTATCCTTAATAAGGTAAGCACCTATGCAGGAAAAGGAGAAGTGGAAATCGTACAGAAAGCGGTGGACTTCATTACAGACTTCAATGCGCAATGCAAAAAACCGGTTATCACTCCGCGGAACCGTTTCTTCCAACTGCCGGAAATGGCACGCCAGGCCAGACTGAAACTTCAAGAAATCAGAGAACGGGAAAACCGTGAACTGAAATTTGAAGGCGGAACGCTGGTATGGAACTATGAGGCAGACCGCCTGCAAATCCTGTTTGACAGTATTCCGGATGACCAGAGGCGCAAGGAGCTGAAATCATACGGTTTCAAATGGTCGCCGAGATACCAGGCATGGCAACGGCAACTTACACAGAATGCCGTATATGCAGTCAAAAGAGTGTTGAACCTTCAAAACCTATAAGACATGAAAGACCGATTGAAATATGTAATCGATTCCCGATACTTCGACGGAACATGCCTGACAAGTATGAGTGACGGATTCCATAATGACTATGGTGAGGAAACAATCGAAGAACTGCGCATACGGGAAAACAATCCCTATCTGAAAGCAGTGACACCTTCTGATATAGACAAGAAGCTGCGGTTATACAATCAGTCCCTGTCCGAACCGTTCAAGGAAATCACTGAAGAAGACTACTATGACCTGCTGGATGTACTGCCACCCTTGCGCATGAGACAAAACTCGTTCTTTGTGGGAGAACCGTATTACGGAAATATGTACTCTTTCTGCTTTACCCGTCAAGGAAGATATTTCAAGGGCCTACGCTCCGTACTTACTCCGCAATCCGAACTGGACAGTCAGATAGACCGTCACATGGAAATCATCAACCGGAAAGCCGTGATCTCAAAAGAGGAAACAAGCAAAACGATCAGCGGAACCAGACTCATTCCCTATTATTTTTCACTGGACGGAAAACAGCCCGTATTCATCTGCAACCTTGTCATCCAATCAGATTCCAGACAAGCAAGGACGGACATGGCGAATACCCTGAAAAACCTTCGCCGGAACCATTATCAGTTCTATAAAGGAAAAGGACATTACGAAACTCCGGACGAACTGATAGACCATGTATCCAGAAATAAGCTCACCCTTGTTTCCGACAAACATTTCTTTCAATATCCTCCCGACAGGGAATCCGTAACTTTCATCGGACACATCAAGGAGACATCAGAGGAATTTCTTTTCCGGATCTATGACCGTGAATATTTCCTGTATCTCCTAAAAAGATTGAGGACCGTGAAAAAGGAGTCCGCACAGGATATAACAAATATCAAATTATAACATTCGGGGGAATGCGGTAAAATGACTGCCGTATTCCCTCATAAAAACAATACAAGTATGAACAAATCGAACACTCTATACTGGAAAACAGCCACAGATCCGGCTGAGCGCATTGAGGTCAGACTCGTCCTGAACAGTTATATCGACAATGATAATCTGTATGTAGGACTTGAATCCCGGTCTAAAAATAATCCGGAATGCTGGGAATCCTACACGGACATCACCGTCAACCTCAATTCCCTTCCCCCGTTCCATGCCTATGTGGACAACCGGGACTGCAACAGACATATGCATGATTTTCTGACCAGTAACAGAATAGCAGAACCTGCCGGATTTGAATATCAGGGATTCAGAATGTTCCGCTTCAATCCTGACAGGTTGAAGGAACTCGCACCCGAACAGTTCAAGACAATCAGCGCCAAACTGCCACCACAGGATGACATGATAAAGGACATCATCTATCAGGAAAGACATTTCCCTTTGAGAACTGTTCAAGACATTCACGGAATATATCTTGTTTCAAGCAAGGAACTGGAAGAATCTCTGATCGAAGGAGTACGGAACCTGGATGCTGCGGCAAATGAACTGCTGGATGGCATCTGCCTGTTCTGCTCCACACAGGAACTGCGCTATCTTACGGATGCAGAACTGATAGAAACAATCTACGCACAATAAAAAGGAGGAACAAATATGAAAACCGGAGGCATTGTATTTCTGAGACGTCCCTATAAGGGATACCGTGCCGTCGAACTTATGGAAAGACTGGAATGCCGCTGGCTGGTCAGGATTGTCGAGAGCGGTCTTGAACTGGAGGTATATGAAGATGAACTTATATCAGAATTTTAATACGGATAAAGTGTTATGGAAAAATATCAGTTTGCATTCCATTCGGAAATAATCGGCTATACCTCACCCCATATCGGCGAGGTCAGAAAAGCCATACACAGAAAAGTGGAAAAGGAAAAGTCTGCCGCCATAAAGAATGATATTGAGCTGCACATGTACAAGGTGCATGACGGCATACCGGTTCTCCTTAACACCTGCTACCTGTATGATGAAAAAGGATGTATGGTACACGGAAGTATCAAGGGAACCAAGGATTATCTGCTTGAGACATGGAGATACCATACAAACAGACATTCCAAAGGTTTCAGTTCCACAAGAATCAGGCCCTACACGACAAGCAGGGCTTTTTCGTTTGTATAACTCTTAAAATCAGGAATCATGAACCAGACATTACAACTTACAGACTATATTCCACAGTATGTAAGCCTCTACTACGTGGACTACCGGGATGACCTTGATGAGCATGAAGACATCCAGGAGGAATGCATCCGTTCCAACAATATGGAAAAACTCTATGAAAAGGCATACGAATGGTATGAGGAACAGGAAAGCTCAAACATGCACGACTATCTGGAGGAGACAAGAAAGAATATGGAAGCGGACAATCTTGCCGGAGAGTTTGAAAAGTATGAAGATGAAATCAGGGAACTTATCTACGACCGGAACGATTCCGACCCGGTAAAGGACCTGATACGCAACTCGTCCGTCACTAATTTCTTCTATTCGCTCGGAGTGGAAATCAGCGGATATCGGACCGGTTGTTCACTGCGGGGAGAATCAGTCGCCATGGCCTGCCATAAGGTACGTCGCGCACTGCATCTGAAAAAGGGGCAGTTTGACGAGAAGATTGAAGAACTGGTAGAGAATGCCACATACGGCGGAGAACTGCGCATCTACTTCAACGCCATGTTTGACAGGCTCATCAGCAAAGACCCTGAGAACGATTTCAAAAGCATCCGTTTCCACGGGAATGTAATGGTGGCCATTGCCGACAGCCGGAACGGTTCCGGACATCATGTACGGATTCCGCTGGACATCACCTTCCCTTTCCGAAGGGAGAATCTGTTTGTCGATTCACAGGTACACTATTCCTATGCCAATGAAGTCTGCGGAATGACCAATGACTGGTGTGATTCCACAAAATGGGAAACGGGCATGATACCTTTTACCGGATCTGTCCGAAAAAGCCGGATGGCTGAATACAAGAAACAGGAAGCCGCTTACGAGCAGACATTCCGAAGCGGGAAATGCACCTTCGGTGACATGAACTACAAACGCCATCGTGACGTGCGGTATTCGAATGAATATCCTGCCGGATGCAGATGCCCTCATTGCGGTACTTTCTGGATTGACTGAAAAAACATTTACCAACCAATAAATTCAAACGATATGAAAATCTGCTGTTCACAAGAGCATTACGACAAGGTCGTACAGTATGCAAAATCAATCAATGACAAGACACTGGAAAACTGTCTTGAACGTCTAAAACAATGGGAGAAGAATGAGAACCGTCCATGCGAAATCGAACTCTATTACGACCATGCGCCTTATTCGTTCGGATTCTGCGAACGTTATCCGGACGGGAATACAGGCATTGTCGGAGGACTGCTGTATCATGGAAATCCGGACGAGTCCTTTGCCGTCACCATGGAACGTTTCCACGGATGGAGCATACATACCTGACATATATGCGACAGTCTGTATTGGGGAGCCTCATGCAATATGGGGTTCCCTTTTTTTATGCCGCAGACATGATGACAGCATCCTCATTTCTTGCTGCAAAAATAGCTGTTTGCCGCGCAACTCCCGCAAGGCGGCCCTGCCGGGCTGGTTGTCTGGAAAAAAATCATCCTCGCTTCGCTCCGGTATTTTTTTTCGCCAAGCCTTGCAGGGATGCGGGCAAACAGACAACAGGGACAACAAGAAATAAGAATGCCTGTACCTTACAGGCAGACAATGTATAACAATAAATATCAGAAGTCATGATTACAGACCAGAAGACACAGAACAGGCTTCACGCGGATACCGGAACGGAACTGTTCTCCATCAGACAAAGGAAGGAAGCCGTCACAAGGATGCTGGACATTCTGAAAGAGACTCCGGAATACCTGCAGGTTATGAACCATATACCGGCTTATGCCATGGATGACGATACGTCAGAATGGTGGAAATCGGAAGAATCGGAAAATTTCATGAACTCACTCCTGGAAGTGATGGAAAGCTATACTCCGGACGGATACAGGTTCGGACCGAAATCCGGCACGGCCGACCTTTACGGCTACTGGGAAAGCAAGACCGGACGGACAACCCTCTTCCATCTGCTTTTCAGTCTGGAAAGCGGATATGAATGGGGAAAAGGTCTTTCCCATGAGAAAACAGATGCATTCTACAAGGAAATAAAAGAGAAATTTCATGGAGAGGGATTCGACACGGACAGAACAGGCTGTACATCACAGGCCATGTATCTTGTAAAAGGAAAGACACGCCTGTACGTGCATCCGATGGAAATAAGCGGCTACTGTGAAACACTGCATATTCCACAGATTACAGCCATACTGAAAAAAGGAGGCTGTACATTCCGTCTTGTAAAGGATACGATAGCGGAAGAGGTGTATTCCTTCACCGATGAAGAAGAAATGGAATATTACCGTGCCAGATACGGAACATGCATCCACCGGAATATACTGGATGCCTTCAGCAACCGCCGGGCAGGAAAAGAGGACATACTTTCCATGATGGCATCACGGATAAATGTGGCGACGACATCACATCTGCACGGTATCGGATATGATTCGCCTGCATACAGGTTTGTGCATGAAGCATACGACAGACTGGTAAACAACGGAAAGCTGAAGGAGAATGTCCGGAAAATCGGTTGCTGCAACATCATAATGGCCATTTCAAATACCAACGCAATATGAGACTGAATTACAATGACATACTGCTTCTGGCAATATGGGAATACAACAGGAGACAGGACGAGGATCTGACCCTGGAACTGTTTCAGGAAACATTCGGACAGGTTCCCGGCGCACATTTCCATGACAAATGGGTGCATTATTACAACAGGAACCTGCTGATGATGGCCGCCTATTTCAGGGGTGAGGAAGAAAACGGCCAGAAATTCTGTGATATGATCACCCGACAGGTTGAACGCTATACACAAAACAGGAGGAGAACAGGATGAATACAAAGATACGATATGACCTTGACAGTCTTGAACTGGCAAACGGTGACTTCGGGTATCCCATTACAGAAAAGGAAGTACGGAAAGTGAACCGTATGCTGGAACTGATGGAGAATGTCCGAAGCAGGCAGATGTGCCCGACAGAAGGAGACTGCGTGGAATTTGTCTCACGTTCTGGTGACTATTTCGGAAAAGCTCATATAGAACGGATAACAGGAAAATATGCGGATATATGCCTGATACCGGAAACGGTATTCTGTTTCGATGACATGGGAAAAGCCGCCTATGATACCACCGGAAGTCCCTGGACGCAGGTCAATATCCGGAACATGAAACCCGTAGGTACAGAAATCCGCATATTCAGGACATGGGGATTCGGGAAGCGCAGCAGTACGGGCAGTCTAAGGTTCGATGCTCCGGTCAGGAAATGGGAATACAGAGAACCGAATCCGTTGTATGACGGTTACACCACCCGTAACTGGTTCCGCTATCATATCATGAAACACCGGGACAGGGAAAGGACAGGCGAATACACCTTCCGCAGCGATTCATTCACGCTGTACAGCCGGAGCGAGCTGGACGAGCTGGCCGCAATCCTGAAAGGCAGACTCTACAAGGGAATCCTGCCTGACTCTCTTGTACTTTGGGGATACCGCATGGATATTAAGGAAATATCACGTGAGCAGTGGAACGGTATGGGACAGCACGGACAAATCCGCATGAAATTCATGGGATACGGTCCGGTCAGAATCCACACGGACAATGAAAACCATACCGTAACAGTATACAGAATCAACGACAGTCTATAACCAATTATAAAATAAAGGAATATGGCACGATATGAAATCTCCAACGAAGTCAGGTCGCTCGACAGGCTCATCACAGGCTTTGCCTCCTCATGCGGCTATGAAATACAGACCGTATTCAACGACCTGCTGCGTTTCATCATCCACGGCTTCTCTCCGGGAGCACCGCCAATAAGCAACTGGAAATACAAGCGTCAGCAAAACGCCTCGTTCATGGAAATGACAGCCGAATGGACACGTATCATGCAGAAACAAATCGGCAGGTCGGGCTGGTTCGACGCTTTCGGTGAACTCTACATGGCTTACTGCTCAAAACCGGGACAGCAGGCAAACGGACAATTCTTCACGCCGTCACATATCTGTGAACTCATGGTCATGTGCGCGGCAGGTAAAAAAGAGACCGGACAGAGGATGGGAGACCCCACATGCGGCAGCGGAAGACTCCTGCTGGCATACCATGCGCACAATCCGGGAAACTATCTGGTCGGAGAAGACATCAGCCGGACCTGTTGCATGATGACCGTATGCAACATGCTCGTCCACGGGTGTGTCGGGGAAGTGATCTGTCATGACAGTCTCCAGCCGAAGGCATTCACCGACGGATGGAAAGTCAACCAGGCTCTGCCTTTGACGGGAATACCTTCTATAAGACGCATGAAGGAAGAGGAATACAGGAATCCTCTTCCGGAAAATATCGGACGCTTCAAAGAGGCAGTCCGTATCATCAACCTATTGGACAAATAATTACCAACCATTTAAAAATATAATTATGGAAGCTTTAGCAACATTGAACAATCAGAGACAGTTTGATTTCCAGAACAACGGAATCGAAGTAATGGACCTTGAAACACTCCAGCGTACCTACAAGGAGAACGACATCTACGGCAATCCGGTAAGGGGAATCTACCACTACCAGGTCATCCAGCGCATGACGGACATCTGCCGCCGTCACAACCTGAACTACGAGGTGGAGGAAATCTTCGCCGCCCAGAACAAGAACCGGACACAGCCCGGAGTGGTCATCTTGCCACAGGTGGAACAGACCTATGGAGAGAAGGCGGTAGAGGCACATGTACTGCGAAGAATCTTCACGACCATCCGCATTCTGAACGGGGATACCGACGAACTGACAACCACACTCGTGGTAGCCTACCATCAGGACGGTATCCAGGCGGCAATAGGTCCCTGCGTACGTATCTGCCACAATCAGTGTATCCTTTCACCCGAACGAAGCGTTGCCAACTACGGTAAGGACAAGGTGACTACCGAGGAACTGTTCGGGAAGGTGGATGACTGGATGCGCAATTTTGAGCGTGACATGGATGCGGACAGAAGCCGAATCCAAAGGCTCAAGGAAAAGGTGTTGACACCCGGTGAATTATACATGATCATCGGTATGCTGACGGCTCTGCGTGTATCCCATGACAGTGCAGACAAAAGACTGGCATCACAGGTGGACACCTATCCGCTTAACCAGGGACAGATTTCCGTATTTACGGAAGAACTGCTCAAACTCTCACTTGAACAGCCACGCATTACAGCGTGGGATGTCTACAATGTAGCGACAGAAATCTACAAGCCTGGAAAGACTGATTTTCCTGCCATGATTCCACAAAATGGAGCAATGGCCGATTTCCTGCTTTCATATAACCAGAATTAGAATCTGAGACCGAAGACAACAGGCCCGGTTCCGTCACCAGCGGAATCGGGCTTTGTATTTTATTAACTGTAATAATCAGATAAGATATGGCAGCAAGTAACAGAAAAAAGGCTGAAATGTATATCCTTTTCAGCTGCAACGCATGGCACGAATACAGTTCATTCGAGCCAAAGGCGGTTTTCTCTTCCATAGAAAAGGCAGCAGACTTCCTACAAAAGAACAGAAGAAAACTGAAACTAGAGGAAGATGACGTCGAATGTTTCAGACAGCACAGTCAGACTCAGGGCAGGAATACCAATTACCTGGTACAGTCCTGTCCCTACAATCCAGTCCGTGCAAGAGACTTGGAATGACAAAGAATCCATTCATAAACAATCATATAAAAATATACGACTATGACAAATGATGAAAACACTTACATCGGAATGTCCCTGCCGGAAGGAATACGGTACATCACCGTTTTTGAAAAAGGGGATTTTGAAAACTGCGGAAGAATACTCAGGACATTCTATCGTACGGAAGACAGGGTGAGAAAATTGCTCGCTTTGGGAAACCTGCTCCATTTGGGAGGCAGTCTCTCATCAAATGAAAACAAGACAAGCTGTTGGCCTTTGAATAATGGGAATCCCATTCACGAAGCAAAGGAAATATCAGGCAAGGAAAAGTTCTTCCTGCTCGGTGACTGGACTTACCTGTATGAAAATGGCAGATGGTTTCTGGGCTATGAAGGAAAAATCTATGAAATCAGCAATCCTGAATTTTCTGTCTTTGTTCCCGACAAGGATCATACACCTTCCCCTCTGGACAAAGGACTTTCCTTTGCCGTAATCGGCGAAACGGGAAAACTGGAATTCACTCCGGAAATTGTCAACGGATGGGATACCTGGAAAAGCCTTCCCAAAAGAGTCAGTGAAAAAGGAAAAACGGTATATGTATTCCGCAAAACACAACTTATAAAAGTCATCAAACCTAAAAAACTGGAATCATGAAAGAAATCAATATGACAAAGGCTATATCATGTATGCCGGACAAATTCATCACAATGGAAATGGTTGAACTGGCCGCGACCGAACACCGTCCGGAACTGGTCAACTATCTGCCGGAGAAATATATTACTTCTGAAATACTTGACAGTATATTCAAAACAGATGATTACGGATGGCGTTCCTGGCAGCTTTCGAAGATACCTGAAGAAAAACGTAATCGCCAGATTTGTCTAAGGGCAATAAAGGCCGAAAAGAGTAATTTTCCTGACATACCGGAAAAATACAGGAACAGTGACATACTTGAATCGCTGTTCGCACACAGGAATTTCATGCACTACCTGCATCTGATACCTTCATCCTCATGGAACAACGGAACAGTCCGTGATGCAATATACTCCCTTTACCGTGACGTACAGCAAAACGGAGGTTACCGGTACTGTTCTGAGAGGTATGAACAGCAGTTCTTATATGAAACAAGCGTCATGCTTTCTTTCGTTCCGCGACAAGCCAAGGATTTCAGACTTTGGAAAGAACTGATCCATGACGGACGTATCGCAACCATGACTATCGACAAAATGATGCCTAAATGTTTCAAACAGGCAGCATACTACAAGGAATGGGCCATACGCTGTATCAAGGAAGTGGATACACGCTGGCTTGACTATGACACCGTATGGAAGGCCATCTGTCACAAGACAGGCAACCTGCATGGCATTTTCGATTCATACGGACATTACGAGTGGTTCTCCAAACATGCGGATGATGCCATGGCTGACAAAGCAATGGAGCTGGAACCTAACCTGTTTAACAAACTTCCCAGACGGTTCCGGACACCGGAAAGACTTATTCATACACTTGAAGTAAAAAGAGAAATCAACAGTTACAACTTCATTCTTGAACCGAACTTGATGACGAAAGAGGTTTGTATGGCACTGGCCAGAAGGGATTCGTTCTACCCTGATATTCCATCGGAACGCTGGAACAGGGAACTTGTGGAATATTTCACCGAATACGGAAACAGCATGTATTGGTTCCCTCAACTGCCGAAAAAACTACAGACCAGAAAACTTGCCGAGAAGGTTCTCAAGGAGAAGCCGCAATACTTCCATTATCTGCGGATGGAATTCATCACACCTGAAATGTCCAGGCTGTTATGTCAAAAAGACCAGGATAATATCCGTCATTTCAAGGAGCGTGTCATGGAGTTCCAGAAATATACAGGACTTCCAGCCGAATTCTATGGATGTGAAACGGATTTCGAGCATATCAGAGACCGTGATGACAGCCGCCGATACTGCCGTATAGGACTCGCTTACATCGCCTTACAAAAATGTAAACGCGGATGGCATGAAAGTGAATACTATCTCATCATGACACGCCATCCCAACCGATATATGCCTGCCGAAACAGTGTTCAGAAAACAAATTACCACATTCCACCGGACATGGCTGGAAAAGACAATATGTGACAACGACCCGCAATTCCGGATTCCGAAGATTCAAAAGGATTTGAAGGATGTACAGGCCATGCGGTATTATGAGGTGGAACATATCCGTACCATACTGGGTTGCGAAATATTCCGCAACTCTTTCATGGGACAGACAGTGGAATACTGTATCCGCAAGGACGGACTGACCTACCATGACAGGAACATGGAAAGGCTCGCTTCCGGCCTGCAATACAAGATCCGTCAGTTGAAGGAACAGGCTGTACTCCCCAAAGATACTGATGACTCTATAGAAATCAACGCAGAAACGGTACATCGCAATATGGGATATTGTCTGACCGGAATAGAAGCCTTTGCGGAAGACTACGGACTGGACGTAACCCGGACCTATACCCTGAAAGAGTTGAAGAACGTTATCCATGAACAGGGATACAAGCCTTCACTGGAGAAATACAAAAAAGAAGTCCAACATCTAAATCTTATCTGAATATGAATATTTTCCAAAAAAGAATTGAAAACCTGTGCGATGAAATCATCGGCAGGATACTTGCACTGATGCAGGCAAACTCGGTTTCCGAAGTAATACTGACAGACAATGACAATCCGGTTTACGTAATCTGGTTTGACAAGACAGGTGATCCGTGCGAATGTTCCGTACACAAGGTAACTGCTGTCGGAGAAGGAATCACACTTGAAGTCCATGATAAGATAACCGGAGAAAATTATAAGGTCACAAGCCGCCATGAGGCGGCTCTGACCAATCCGGTATGGCTGAACGATATTCTGGAAGCCATAACAAACATCTTCCATATAAAAGAAGATAATGTTATATGCTGCAAATGCGGAAGTACAAACGTAACCTGTGAAGCGATGATAAATCCCAATACAAAGGACTTTGACCACTATACAGATGACTCTTTTCAGTATGGGTGGTGCGACAACTGTAAAACCGGAACAGTCATAAGCGACACATCTGAAGTAAAGAAGGGAATATCTCAGAAATATAAAGAGTTTACAGAGACTTACAATACCGAACCGCAACTGGCCTTATGCCGTATCATCTGGAAAGATGATATGAAAGAAACGGAAGTTTCCATAGCACTCGAAAACATTCCGGAAGAGCATGACGATACCATCTTCTTCTATTGCGACAGCCTGTCCGATTTCATGGCGTTGGCAGAATACGGAGGAGAAGACTTCATCGTTACGGAATGTTTTAACTTTACCAACTTAGAAAATGAGGAATAATTTATTTTCATCTTTTTAAAGTTGCCTGATATGTAAACTTTTTATATGTTTGCAGCCTGAAACAGAAAAGGACCATATCAGCCTACAAGAATTATTTCATGGACTTTATCTCATCTCTCAGAAAAGAGGAAGCCCGTAAGATATACTACATTCTTGATATGCTGAAAGTACAGGAAAGGGTAAGCAGCAAGTTCGTAAAGTATCTGCGCGAAGAGCTCTATGAAATCCGTGCTGAATATGGAGGCAACATCTTCCGGGTATTCTTCATATTTGATGACGGGAACATCGTAATACTGTTCAACGGATTTCAGAAAAAGACAAAGAAGACACCGCCTTCTGAAATAGAAAAGGCATTAAAGATAAAGGAGGAGTATTATGAAAGCAAGAAATGAAAACCTGACCAGCATCGATGCTATCATGGATGCGGAATTCGGCAAGCCGGGAACACCTGAACGTGAGGAGTTCCGTAAGGAGGCATACGCCTACTGCATGGGACAGATTATATGCGATGCCAGAAAGAAGGAAAAGATGACCCAGTCCGAACTGGCTGAAAAAATCGGGACCAACAAGTCCTATATCTCCAGAATAGAAAAAGGTATTGTAGATCCGGGTATCAGTACGTTCTGCCGTATCATTGATGCACTCGGATTGAAGATTGAAATTGTCAAACCGGTATTATAATGGAAAATTATCAGGAAAAAGCCAGAGAAAACTTTTACCGCAACCGTCCATACGGCATTCACATTGATTATGCCCGAAAAGGATTTGTACTGTTCAATCACTATACAAATAGTCTCGGCAAACAGGAAACCGGTTCTATTGAAGGCCTTCCCCTTGAAAAGTTCGAGGATGTGGACGCGATACCATTGAACGGGAAAATTATAAAAAATGGTAACCAGACAACAGACATCTATTTCTATACAGACGATTCAAATCCTTACAAAAACATGAAGCTGGATATGGATGCTCTGAAACAGTATAATCGGTTCATTTATCCCCTGTCACTTTTTTTAGACAGGATATTATAACAAGACAGCCGTGAATCATGATAAATTCACGGCTGTTTTGTTTTCTATGGCATAAACAGTAATCTGTATTCTTCTTTTCTTCTCCTTTCTATTGACGAAATTTTCTTTCCCTTATAGTGACAATATCGTATGAAGTCCACATAAATGTTCCGGTTACCGGCTTCCAGTTTCCTTATCAACGTGCTTTTGGGCATCCTGCCATAACCGAGCAACTTATATGGTCCCACTTGGTATGCCAGACACGCAACCAAAAGTGAATCCTTTCCCAGGTGACGGAACAATGCACACATTTCCTTCAGGTCCTTTCTCAGAATACTGTCTCCCTCACTTTCTGTCAGCCTGACGGGAAACTTTTCCCCTTTTCTGATACGGTGACCGTATGCAACATACGGATGATGTTCCGGACCATGCCATCCTTCATATTTCTTGATACACCTGACAGCCGTTTCCCAACGTGAGTCCTCCATATTCTCCTGTGCCCGTAGGGAAGTTACCGTCATGGTCAGTACCACCAACGGCAGTACCGACCTTAGAAGTCTAACGGTTATTATAGGGCACCTCCTTCCTGAACTGACAATAAATCTTCCACTGCATCCGTCTCTTCATCACCTGCATCGTTGAAGTCAAATTCCATTTCTGTCATGTTTCCCCAGTTGTCTTCGACAACGACAATGAAGTTCTGCGCCTCGTCACATAGTGAAGTATAATACAGCCTGAACTTCCGGTTCTCCAGCAGATAACGGTCATTCGGCATGAATTCAAGACCGTTGTCCAGTTTCAGGGAACCTTCCCCGTCATACTGGAAATAACGGATCGTATAGACCGTACCGTCAAAATCGCCCTCACTTTTGAGTTCACATCGTATTTCCGCCGTCTCATTCCTGTTCAGTTCCTTGGGAACAGGCATTGTTTCCACGGTAAACGGATAACTCTGCTGGATTTCCAGCTCGGATTCGCACGAGGTCAGTACAAGACTGACCA